CTACTTTTATTCCTCTATTCATCATATAAACAAGAGGCTCTATTATACTCAACTGACGTTTATAAGTAGGAAAATTACCTTGTTGTTCTAACTGTCTTAATTGCTCAGGAAAAGAAGCAGCACAGGCAATACTATCCATTCCATTATAATGCCAAAGAGTTTCCCACGCACCTCCCACCTTGAACCATCTTTTTCCATCTGCTTTATAATAAGGAATGTCAGTATGAGTAGATGTTATAAAATCTAATCCCATTGGATAATCAGGAAAAAGAATTTTCTGAGCGACCATAGTATCATGGACATTACAAGTTTTAATTCCGTAGATTGAAAGAAGCATTGTCCAATCAAATCCAGCGTTCTGAGCTCGCTTGGTTATACTAACGTCTTCGAGAATTGAAGCTATAGATTTCCAAATCATAGCCTCTTGCTCAATAGTAAAATAATCTCCTCTTGAATCAATAAAAGGAATTGAAATAGCATCATAAGGAGAGTGGGCAAAGCTAATACAGGAGACCTCGTTGTTATAAACTTCAATGTCAAAGTCTATAATAGCTCCTCCACTACCTTTCTTGTGACAGAGATTGAGAAAGGCTAATGAGTCATAATAAGAGGGACTAATAGTTATGTTACGCCCTCCCAAACGAAACTCAGGAAATTCTGCCTCATTCCTTGCCTTAATCAAATCAAAGATTATCAAACGCTTGTTTAAATAAACATTCTTCGGAGGAATTACAGTAGCAGGATGAATTATAGGAACAACTTTCTTTCCTGGAACGAGAGTAGATTCAAGAACAGAACCTCTCCAATTCATAATCCCTCGTCTGTTTGTAAGAGCATAAAGAGCTACATTACCAATAGCCAATATTACATTAGCAGAGCAGTCGATTAGTTCTTCCTTAAGCATTTGAATATACTGTCTGCCTTCGTCAGAAATTGAAACACTTGTTTTTCCAAACTTAATGTATTGGTCAAGCGGAAGATCTAAATCCTTAATCACGTTTGTTAAATAGCATTGGAGTCTGGAAATTTTAGCCACAACAAAACAAGATGTAAGTTCCGTACCTGCAGGACCACTAAAGACTTTACGAGTATGGACTTCAGTTCTCCCAGGTTGTTCACCTACGCCTGCTAAAAGACAATTTTTTCTATCTCCTGATGGAGGAACTGCAGTTGCTTTTTTCATATCATTTCCTTAGTCATCTCATAATAACATCTTCTCGTCGCTCGTACATCACCAAGAGCATCATGAGCGTCTTTGAATTCTTCTCCAAATAGATGAAGGTGAAGCTCTTGAAGCTTAGGCCACTTATAGTTTCCAAACTTGCCTGGAAGCTTACACAAAGGAGTTCCCTTAAGCATGGTGCAATAGTGAAATTCAGACAACGTAAATTTATTAGGTAATTTATGATAATATCTGCTTATATTAGACATAAGCACTTTCATATCAAAGCCTATGTTATGACAGACTATTAAGTCAGCTTGCTTAAATAGTTGTATCATTACTTCCATAACTATAGACTCAGAAAGTCCTGACCTTTCAGTTTCCTCAACCGAAATATGATGAACTGCTTCAGCACCTGGTTCAATAAGTCTACCATTATTATAAATAAGCAAATTTCCTTCTTGATAAATCTTATCACGTTCAGATAGAATAAACCCAAGCTGAACAATCCAAGGTTGAGAAGGATCAGTGTGAGGCTTTTTAAATTGATACATATTAGATGTTTCAGTGTCGAAAAACAGTTCCATTTTCAATCCTCCTGATAAGTTCTGATAATTAAATCTGATTCTCCAAGAATAAACTTGGAAAGCTCATCGTAGTAGTTAAGATTTATACATACTACTTCAACCACTCCTGCATTGATCAGCAAAGCAAGACAATTTTTACAAGGGATTCCACAGGTTACGTACATAGTAGAATCTTTAGTACTTACGCCAGTCCTTGCAGCTTGGGCAATACAGTTTGCTTCAGCATGAGTAGCGGGACATAAGTAGAGACCCTTACCAGTAGGATAACTTAAAAGAAGTCTAGGACATACTGGAAAAACCTCACCCGGCTTCGGAAGAGGCTCATTGCGAAGAGAAAACTCCTTACAAAGCAGACCATCAAAGTTATGTCTCACATTGCAGTGAGGAATTCCCCTTGGAGGTCCGTTGTATCCCGTGGCAATAATAGCATTGTCCCTTACTAAAATTGCTCCTATTTGCCTACTTAAACACTTAGAGTTATAAGCTACTGTTTGAGCTAAGTCATAAAAATAAGTATCCCACTTCATCACATACTCCCCCTCTCCTTAAGCATTCCCTGAAGGAGCCAGAGATAGTTAATGGCATCATAAATTTTAGCTTCCCAATCTTTCTTATGAACTATTCCTCCCACAGCATCCTGGTCAATGAAGTCGTTGATAGCTACTAGATGCTTAGCAAGCATACCGTAAAGAGCTTGTTCAGGGGTACTACTAAGTAATCCAGCTGCGGAGTTGAAGTTAGAAAATCTATCATCCTCAAAGGAGTAATCCTTTCCCTTGCTGTTCAGGATCTTCTTACACTTAATAACACATTCGTCTACTGTCATCATAAATACTTGATTTGTCATTTTAGTTCTCCTTTACTTATTAAGTTCTAGGTTTGCTAATGATATTAAAATATTTACTTTCTCAATAATCTCGTTGATCTTTTCAATCTCCACGTCATAGAATATGTCTATATCACTCATAGGCATAGGCTCTATCTTACTTAGTCCTCCGTGTTGTATGAACACTATTAGCCTCCTTTCAATTCTTCTAGCATTATTCTACTTACATAACCTTCCTTATACTCAGAAGAAAGATCATAGCCGATTGGAAACATCTTCTTATTATAAGCAGCAACAAGAGTATTCCCACTTCCTGCAAAAGGTACTAAAACTCGTGAACCTTCCCAGGCAAAGACATCAAGAAGCTCTTCTATCAACTCAACTGGACGTTCAGTGGGGTGGATCTTATGAGCAGGAAAAACAGGAGGGAAGTTAAACACGTTTGATCTTCCACGTTTGTCCAAGTTGATCTTTGCATCACCTTTCTTTGCATAAAAGAACATTTCATAACTGCTCGCAAGATAAGTATCTGGATGTTTAGTCTGTCCGCTGGGCTTAGTCCAGATTCCGCAGAGCCTACGAGTTTGAAAACCTGCATTTTTAATCATGTGATACATAGGATCAAACCACGGCTCAGGACCAAACCAGACTATTATCCAGGAATTATCACTCATTACTCGATAGCATTCCTTCAGAGTGTTCTGCATAAACTCGATGTATTGACTGCTTGCGACCTCATTATAAGAATCACCATAAATAATCGAATAGTTATCTTTGACCTTCTGCTGAGGTAAGTCAATAGCATAAGGAGGATCAAGCTCAACCAGTTCGATGCTTTTATTAGGAACCTTTGCAATCATGTCAAAGAAATCTCCTACAATATAAGCCTCAGTTTTCTTCTTCGCTGTTTTGTTTAGAAGCTTAGTTGCCTTCTCTGATAAATCCTTACGAACAATTCTTTCCTCAAGCTTGTTAAGCATCTTTACAGCATCACTCTTATTCTTACACTTATCCCATTGAAGATCAGGAAAACCCTCAACAGCGTTTGCTAGTTTGATATCCATACTTACAGTCTTATGATCTTTTCCAATAAGATCTGCCGTGTCCCTCATGCTCCAGCCAGAGGCATCAGGAGATGTGGAAACCTTTTCTCCATGAATCGAGAGTTGGAGTCTGTGAATCTCACGCTTAAGATTACAATCCTCAATAAAACTTAATTCCTTGCGCTGAATGTTTTCTTCCAATTCAATAGAGCGCATTTCAAGATCGTTAAGCTCTTCAGTATAGATTCTTACTGGAATCTCCTTTATTCCTGCGAGTCTAGCTGCATCAAATCTTCTACCTCCTGCAACTAATCTATAAGGTTTCTCAAAATTCTCTCTTGTAGCAACTGCTAGAGGTTGAATAATTCCATGTTTTTTAAAAGAATTAACAAGCCCTTCCATATCTCCGTAATCAGTTCTGAATCTATCACTACAAAAGACTTCCTCCGTAGGTACAACTTTTACTATCATATCAACTCCCCTCAAGCATTTTTATTAAGTCTTCTCTCTCAGTTGAGGATAACTTAGAAACCAAGCTATCCATACTAACCTTCGAAGCCTTTTTCGCCTTATTCTTTTTCTCAACAGGAGTTCTTCTACGTCTACGAACTTCTCTTATAAAATTAAATAGATCATCATCTGACATTTCAGAAACAGAAATTGCTAAATCACTTATCGTTGCCATCGAGAATACCTTTCACTTTTGGTAAATCTTGAACTCGAAGTTTGCGAGTGAGTATAGCTGCAATAAAAATCTCTCCATGAGTTTCGAGAATTTCTATTACATCTTCAATAATAACGTTGAATAGTTCTCGTTTCACTCCCCAAGGAACTAAACGATATAGCTTTGCATTTTGTTCTTCCGTAATTTCGATTGATAATCTCGGTCGATACTTATCTGACATGGTTTGCTCCTTTGGGGAATTTTTCCCCGTAGATTATGGCGAGGATACAAGCAAGAATGCTACCTGCATCCTCACCAAATTAGATCACTTTGAACGCACGAAGCGCTTGATGTAGTTCTGCTCACCGTACTCCAGATCTTCTTTTGCTCCAAGAACTGCCCAAGCTGTGCTACCAAAATACTTATCAAGACTTCCTCGCTCATTATCAGGAATTCCAAAGGCTTTTTTAAACTCTGCGACTGCCCACTTAGCAGAATTAAGTTCCTTTTCTGACATATCAGAGCGCGTATGACCGTAGAACTTTGTGAAGTCTTTTGCTGCGGGTACAGAAGGAATGTCAAAACGAGGCATAGAATAACCATTTCCGTTTTTGTCAATTCCTTCTCTCATATCAATTAGACGAATCTCATACTCTTCGTCACCTGGAACCGCACGCGGTTCTATTGCATCACTTGTGTCTATATCCATGAAACTCATACTTTTCCTCCTACAATTTAGTTTGTTAAAGTAACTTACTCCTTAGCCTCTTCTAATTTAACCTCCTTTCCCCTTAAAGGCAATTACACCTATTGCTGTTTCTAATCTTTTCTTTTCTTTACGAAGATGCTCAATAATAGTTTCCATGGAGCTTACAATATTTCTATAATAGACTATAATACTGAGCAATTCTTCTTCTATCGGCTTTCTTTCCATTTTTTCTCCTTTCTTATTCAAATAACGAAGGCTTATTCTCAGTCGATCTTCCTGCTTTTTTAAGAATATTCTTCATATCCATAGCTTCGTACATCTCAAGTTGGCCTCTATTTGCTAATCGAGACTTTGCTTGATAAAGACCTGTTTTTTGAGTCAACAGTTGGTATTCAACTCCCTTACTTGTTTCCTTAGTCAAGGCTACATAAACTTCGTCAAACATTAATGGAACTCGACGCTTAAGTTTCCCAGTGATCATTAAGGAAATAAACATTCTTCCTGTTGCCTCATCTTTGTCCGAATCATCGTGACCAATGAAAACTACATCACAGGGTAACGATAGCATAACACGAATAGCATTTTCGATAATAGCCATCTGAGGAAGCCAATCGTTTTGAAAGGGATGTCCTCCTGCTCGACCAGCTTTTTTCATTACGCCGTAAATGATAGTTTGTGCCCACGTAGTAGCAGAATCAATAGCATAAGTACCTAAGCGATCAAAGTAACCCATCAGAGATTTTTTGTGAAATTCTTTGTCCCACTCATCAGCAGCCCAAGGATTCTTAGGATTCTCATTTTCGTACCTTGAGTCAACTATAATATTTCCGTTAGCCATTTCATCTGGATACAAGACTCCATTTAAAATAGCCTCACCTTGTAGTACCTTTGTTCCTCCAGGATCAAATGAGTCTACGTGAAGTGGAAGACGACAAGTTCGAAGTAAAGAAGTCTTACCAGAACCCGTGCCTCCATAGATAAGAGCGTTGAAAGAGGAACTTCGAGGATCATTATTATAGATTTCTCTAAGCTTCTCCATCTCCATTTTTATTTCTAGTGATTTAGTTTCTTCGGTCATCTTCTTCTCCTCTCTCGCTCCTTACTCCCCTGATGAGGAGTGTATTTAGTTTTCTTTACCTTATGCTTCACTACTATCCCCATTCCATCAGGTTGTTTACGAATCTCTGAGCGATATACATTCTCGTCAGGAATGATGATAGGTACTGGTTTAGTCTTCTTCATCACTCTCCTCCTTTCATCTTTCCCATAATCATCTCGTTACGTACGGGTCTATATAACATAGGGTCCCAGAATTCTATCTTGATTCCCATGGGAGTCTCGCTACAGTTCCTCAGTGGATTATGCCAAGCAGTACA